CTGTTTAACATGGCAGTTCCTTTTAATTATCTGTAAAAAAGGGAGACACCGAAGTGCCTCGCTTTTCCTACCATTCTATTCTAATCTTTGGTAGTTTATTCATTAAGGATGCAAGTTTCCATTTAATCTTCAGCATAAGAGGTGCATTAAGCTTTTCATTAAGTAAGCTTATTTCTTCCTCTAATTCTTTGATTTTCTCGTTATTGGATCTAATAACAGCGTTAAGAAACTCTGGGGAATCAAGTCTTTCCATTAACCACCGCGTCTTTTTATCTACGGGCATATCATCGTATACAGACCATTCTGCGTAACTTAAATAGTCTTCCATTTCTTTTGTATCTTCAAAAGGATATGGGTTCATTTTTATTACTCCTATAATTAGTTTTAGTTATACTGTAAAAAAGGGAGACACCTAAGTGTCCCCTTTCGTTTAATAGGCGTGGCTATATCTGTCCACTTGGAGCTTGTCTCCTAAAGAGTCCTCCTGACCTTACTTCTTGAGAGCATTGCCACGAAGGATTACTCTACAAAAAAGGGAGACACCGTAGTGTCCCCTTAGTACCAATACTTTACCAGCTGGTTGCTGATGGTACTGGTGGCTCTATATGCTCATCAGTTAAGCCAGGACTATCATCCCTACCTGGATCATTTTGCTTGGCTATAGCATCAGCATGTAAACTCTCATGATAACCTTGCATGAACCCTGTTTTGATTGTTGCACAGTTACTACCTATGAACATAGATATCTTCTTTAACATAGTATGTTACTCCTAATTAGTAGCACATCATTGTGCTATAGATAAGGGATACATCCTGTTGACTGTATGGATTTGTAGTATGTGGGTGTGTGTGTTGGGTAGATGTACACGTGGTGTAGTTATACATACACTCTCGATGATTCAACCTCAACGGTTGAACTCAACGAGGTTGGAACCCCTTACCCTGATTTCATGGGGGGTGGGTTGTATGTATATCCCTCACTCCCATTCTACAGCAATTTTTACAAATCCATATGCGTAAACTAACTTTGATATTTAACCTAAAGCAACTTAAATTAACACATGGATAAGGATAAGACATACGAAACCTTTGATCTGGACACAGGTCTATGGGAGGAGACAGAGGATACCTCTACCACTCTTAAGAGGTTTAGGAAAGATTTTGAGTTATATGAGGCTGAGAGAGCTATAGTGACTAGATTATTGTCTCAAATGCTGAATAAAGAAATGGAGAGTAGGGATTAACTTAAGGGTAAGGATATATATGTAGACACTAAGAGTCTACTCTATAAACAGGTATATATACTTCCTTAAGGGAAGTATATTTAACTTAAGAGGGTAAGACTTAATGTCTACATTAAAGGGTAACCCTTAAGTATTATGGATATTATTAAAAGAAAAGTTAACGGAAGTATGCAAGAGTTTAAGGTTTATAGCCAAAAAGAGGCTGATGACCTAGGGATTGCATATATCCATTGGAAAGAAGCTGATAATGGAGATTATGGGTTATCTGATGATGGATATGTAGGTATATGCTTAAAAAGAGCAGAGTATACTGACAAAAGGAAACGTAAGAAGATTAATGTAAAATTATCCTATGGAACGAACTGGATATCTAAAAATTCTACAATAAATTTTTTAGAGAATCACAGCATGGGTTGCTATACAATGGCTAAGCCATCGCATTGGGCAGATAAAGAGGCAGGTAAGACTAGAACCAAGCATGTTGTAAGTGCATATGCTAATATGTTATTATCAGATAAAGGAATTGACTGGGATGTACTGGGGAATATCTATAGACCCGAACAAAAGACCCCAGCTGCAACAGTTAGGAGGCTAATGAAACAGGAATCAATTAAGGTACTCGTAGAAGAAAAGGTTAAAGATCTACTCGTAAAGAAAGGGATTGATAGAGAGTATGTAATTGACCTACATCAAGAGGTAATTACACTTGCCAGAGAAGGCGGCAAACCTCAATTAATCCTACAGGCTGCAGATGTGTTTATGGATCTGCTTGAAATGAAGCCTGGGAAGAAAGTTGTTACCGATTCTATTGAAATGGATTTCTCATCACAGATAACTGATGCCATTGATAAAGAAGAGAAGCGTGTAAAACTAGAAAGAAAGTCTGAAGTAGATGACAGAGAATAAAGAAGACTTAGTTAACCATCCATCACATTACACCAAAGGAATTGAAGTTACAGACTTTATATCCTCTTGGCAGATGGATTGGTTTAGAGGGAATATCATTAAATATGTGACTAGATGTCCTTATAAGGGTGATAGTGTGCAAGATCTGAAGAAAGCACAATGGTATATAAACGACTTGATTAACAGGCTTGAGGAAGGAGAGGTTCCTTCATCATGCTATTAGAAGATGTAGCCTTGCTTATACAAGAACAAATTGACGCACTGGCCCGTAGAGTTGCAGAGCTAGAGATAAATAGTCACCAACCAGTAAATTGGCAAGAGCTGATAGAGCACATGGAAGAAAGGCTAAGAAGACTTGAATCAGAAGTCGACAGTATTAAAGAAGCTTAAGGAGAATATGATATTATTTGGTAAGGTCGCTATGCCAAATATGTTCTCAGCTGAATCTCCAGACTTTCATTATGAAATAGCAACACAGCTTCAAGATGATACTCAAAAGCAAATAAACATTATAGCCCCTCGTGGGCATGCTAAGTCCTCTATCGTAGGGGGTGTATTCCCATTATGGCATATTATGTTTGGTCAAGGCCCAAAGCTTATCGTTCTTGTATCTAGGACTCAAGACCATGCAACTAAGCTATTAGGTACAATTAAAGATGTGCTGGATTATTCAGAGACATTTCGCTCTATGTTTGGTTATTGGGGTGTAAATTCAGCCAGAACATGGGCGAAGACAGAGATAGAGCTAAAGGATGGCTCTATGATTATCTGTAAAGGTACAGGACAGCAATTACGTGGAATTAAACATGGGAACCAGCGGCCTACTCTTATTATCGTAGATGACCCAGAAGATGAGAATAATACTAAGACATCTGAGGCTATGGAAGGGAATCTCCGCTGGTTACTGCAATCTGCAGTTCCATCATTAGACCCAGTTAAAGGTCGAATTGCAATTATTGGTACACCTATCCATCAAAGATGTATGGTTGAAACCCTAAAGGATATGAGGGGCTGGGAGAATATGCTATTCAAGCCTGACTTGGATAAAAACCAAGCCTTATGGGAAGATTGGCAGCCCATTAAGAAATTAAAGGAAAAGAAGAAAGAATTAGAGAGTATTAACAGGGTCTCGGTATTTTATCGAGAATATCTCTGTGAGGTGGTTGGAGATGAAGATCAACTTTTTAGAGAGGATTATATCCAGTATTATGAAGGCAAGTTAGAGTATGAGAATGATAATGCTTTCCTTCGTATTACTAGTTTAAATAATAAAAGCGTAGATGAGCTTCGTGCAGTTAATATTTTCATGGGAGTAGATCCTGCCTCTTCTACTAGGCAAACTGCGGATTTCTCAGTTATAGTTACAGTAGCAGTTGATAAGGATGGCAATCGTTTCGTTTTACCTTATTATCGAAAACGTGCCACTCCCATGAATGTTGCAGAAGGTATACTAAATCAGGTAAAGATATACAGGCCAGATAAAACCAGAATAGAATCTGTGGGATATCAAGAGATGCTTCGTGAATATATACGAAAGCGTTGCGAGGAGGATGGCCTGTTTATTCCAGGGCTAGAGATTAAAGAGAACCCCCGAACCTCTAAATCATCAAGGTTAGAGACTATGGAGCCATACTTTGCTCAGAAGAAATTCTATATGCAGAAGAATATGGAAGAGTTAAAGGATGAGCTGCTTATGTATCCTAGGGGAAAGCATGATGATTTACTAGATGGGCTCTTTTATGCAACTAAAGGTATATATACTCCATCTCATACCAATAAGGATAATAAGGAAAAAAGCACACGAAACCCCCTATTAGATGGAGGCTATGACTGGAAAACAGTATAGTTGTTAATTTTTGTTGCATAGTGTTGCATAAGTCATAGGAAAAGCTGTAAGTTACGCAGATTACATAAAGCGTAACTTTATATGCCAGAACAAAATCCAGAAGCAAAATTAACCACAGACCTCATACAAGACTATTCAGCCAACCGTTCTGAATGGGCAAAACAAGCCGTTGAAGATAATGAGTTCCGTAATGGGAAGCAGTGGTCTGATAAGCAAGTTAAAAAATTAAGAAATAGAGCTCAAGAACCTGTAGTCGTTAATGTCATCCACTCTGCG